GACGGACTCGAAATAATCTCAGCTGCAACCAAGACGGAACTAAAGAAACAACTGAAGAGTCGTAACTTAAAGCAGACATTAGTCAAAGACGCAGTCAAACTAGCTAACAAGACGAAGACCGTACCGTTCAATCCCGGTAGTCGTCAGCAGATAGCTGAACGCTTGTCGTCTTTAGGGTACGAACTACCGATAGAACCTGACGCTAAGACACCCAAGGTAGACGAAGCTGTGCTGCGTAGCATTGAGCACCCGTTTGCTGAGGTGTTGTGTGATTACTTGTTGGTTACCAAGAGGTTAGGACAATTAGCAGAGGGTAATCAAGCGTGGTTGAAGCTACAAAAGAACGGACGGATACACGGACGGGTCAACACAAATGGTGCAGTCACTGGTCGTTGTACCCATCAGAATCCTAACGTAGCTCAAGTACCTGCTTGTCGTGCTGAGTATGGAGAGGAATGTCGTGATCTGTTTAAAGCAGGAGACGGGTACAAGTTAGTCGGGTGTGACGCAGCAGGACTGGAACTACGAATGCTTGCCCACTACCTCGCTTACTATGACGGAGGTGAATATGCTAAGACAGTTATCGAAGGAGACATACACACACTGAATCAGAAAGCAGCAGGACTGGAGACACGAGACCAAGCTAAGACATTTATCTACGCCTTTCTTTACGGAGCAGGTGACGCTAAGATTGGAGAGATCGTGGGTGGTAGTGCTAAAGAAGGACAGATGTTAAAGCGTAAGTTCTTGAGTAACCTACCAGCACTGAAAAGATTACAAGCAGATGTGCAACAAAAAGTACAACGAAGCAACAAGCTGACTGGGTTGGATGGTCGCATACTTCCTGTTCGTTCACCACACGCTGCGTTGAATATGTTGTTACAATCAGCAGGTGCTGTGTGTATGAAGGTAGCGTTACTTCAACTCTTCACTCGTCTTAATCAAATGAAGTGGCAACACGGTAGAGAGTACAGCTTTGTTGCTAACGTACACGACGAGTTCCAAGCAGAGGTACAACCTGACAAAGCAAGTGTGTTTTGTGAGTTGGCAGTGGATGCAATACGACGTGCAGGTAAAGAGTTAAAACTAAATGTCATGTTGGACGGGGAAGCAAAGATTGGAGAGACGTGGGCACAGACACACTAGAGCTTGAATACGATTGGCACTTGAAGGTTGCAGAATTATACGATACTGTTGACCTCAACCTACCTATGCCTTCCTCATCATCCCAGCGAACAGGAGCAATAGCTGAACAAAAGTTTATCACTGAATGTTTGGAACGGAACTTTGAACCACACCTACCTGTAACACCAATGCCGTGGGATATGATCGTCACGTGTCCAGCAGGAACCCTAAAGGTACAAATCAAAGCAACCAACACACGGGCTACTCCGGCTAGGAATTGTTATAGCTGTGTCACGTCCGTTGGTTGTGAGAATAAAGACTATATGTCACACGACATCGATGTTGTTGGTATATATGTTGTGCCTGAAGACACGTGGTGGATGATACCAAGAAATGAAATACAATCTAAAACCGTAAAACTAAACCCAGCACCTGACAGTACATCGAAGTACAAGAAATGGCAGGACAACTGGAGCCTATATTATGAATAAAACATTATTGATTGATGCTGACGTGTTAGCGTTTGAAGCATCAGTAATAGCCGAGGAATCAATTGAGTGGAAGGAGGAGATGTGGACAGTACACGCAGACATGGCACTAGCCAAAGCACGTATTGTTAATCGCGTCGAACAGTTCAAAGAGAAGTTACAAGCAGACGACATCGTTATGGCTTTGACTGATCGTGCTAACTATCGTCGTATTCTTAATCCTGACTACAAATCTAACAGATCAAAGAGTCGATTACCTATCATATTAAAACAAGTAAAGAAGTGGATAATAGAAGAAATGGACGGTCAACTATGGCCGAACTTAGAAGCTGATGACGTCATATCAATTCTGGCAACGGACAAAAAGATGGATGAGGAAACGATTATCGTCTCCATTGACAAAGACTTCAAAAGCGTACCGGGCATCTACTACGACTTCAACAAAGACGAAACGCATCACGTCAGTCAGGAAGACGCAGACCGATACCACCTGATACAAACACTTACAGGTGACGCAACAGATGGATACAGTGGTGTACCTAAAGTGGGAGCTGTCACTGCCAAACGTCTACTTGATAAAGAAGGATACGATTGGGATGTGGTGAAGAAATGCTACGAAGATGTAGGCATGACCGAGAACGACGCACTGATGAATGCGTGGATGGCACGACTGCTGCAAGCTGATAACTACTGCTTTAGAACTAACACAATAAAAAAACTATGGACACCGAGAAACTACCAAACCAAGGATATACTAAAGATTTCACCACAGGTGCTAGACGTGACGGGGACATTGGACGGGGACGACCCTCGCTTATTCCTCCAATCGCCTTACGCAGTCTCGCCAAAAGATTTGAAGATGGCGGAAAGCTTTACGGAGACAACAACTGGAGAAAAGGATTCCCGTTAACACGACTGTACGACAGTATGTTCAGGCACTTGTTAGCGTTGGCTGACGGGGACACGTCAGAGGATCATGCGGGTGCGATCTTGTGGAATGCGTCAGCGTGGTTGTGGACAAAGGATCAAATAAACAAAGGTAATTTACCAATAGAACTGGATGATATAGAGAATGAAAGTACTTATAGCGTGTGAATATAGTGGAGCAGTTAGAGATGCTTTCATTAAAAAAGGACACGACGCAATGTCTTGTGACTTATTACCGACAGATGTAGAGGGTCCACATTACCAAGGCTCCGTTACAGATATACTCGACGACAATTGGGACTTAATGATCGCTCATCCTCCCTGCACCTACCTAGCGGTAAGCGGTAACAGATGGTTATATAACAAAGACGGCAGCAGGAATGAAGAGCGGTGGACTAACAGAAGAGACGCCTTGGATTTTGTCAGGTTACTTATGGATGCACCGATTGAACGGATAGCAGTTGAAAATCCTGTGAGTGTTATATCTTCAGAGATACGAAAGCCGGATCAGATCATACAGCCTTGGCAGTTTGGGAACGAAGCACAGAAGACTACCTGCCTATGGTTAAAGAACCTGCCTGAGTTAAAACCTACCAAGATTGTGGGTAAGGGTGAGTTTGTTACATTCAAGAGCGGTAAGAAACATCCGGCTTGGTACGCTGAAGCATTTGCTAAAGCTAAGACCAAAGCAGAGAGACAGAAGCTACGCTCTAAAACATTTCAAGGTATAGCAGATGCTATGGCTGAACAGTGGGGAGTAGGATGTAAACAGGAAAATAAACAACTAGAACTTATATGACAACTGAAGAAATAGTATTACCCGCTCTTAGCAAAGATTTAATAGATAAGCTTGACAAGCTGTACCCGGATAAATGTCCGCTGTTGACAGACGACGATAGATTGGTATGGTTTAAAGTAGGACAACGTAGTGTAATTAATTATTTACAACAGATATACGACGAACAACTTCAAGATAACATAGTAACCAAACAATAGTCATGTGCTTTAGCTCACCATCCGTACCCGCACCGCCACCACCACCAGCACCACCTCCTCCTCCGCTACCTACTGCGGAACGTGCTGTTACTCAACGAGCTATGAGAGCGGAACCTAAGAAGCGTCGAGGCACACAACAATTGACTGTTCGTCGTCCTAGTGTTTCAATGGGTGGAGCAGCTGGTCAGACTGGCGTACAACTTTCACAATAAAACAAAGTAATAATATAACACATGAGCCTTCGCACACTAGATAAAAAGACACTACTCTCAGATGCTACATCAGCAGGGGCGGGTAGTTCGTTCGGGTCTGAGCGTACTAAGGGATATACATTTGTAATCTCTACTACAGTCAGCGGTACAGCAACCATAGCCATTCAGGCGTACATTGGAGGAGGATGGAGAACGATCCACTCTGAAGACGTAACCACTGACGGAGATGTAATGATCAGAGATGACCACGGTCACTACGAAAAGATCAGAGCTAACATCACAGCTTACACCAGCGGTACACACAGCGTGTTCTCTACTGGTACAGTTGACTCTCTATAAAGAATGTCATTACTTCTCACACCGTCGATAGAGAAACCTAGCAACATAACACCGTTGCCCGGCAACTTCATACGACCTGCCTTTGAAAAGCTCTACGGATTTGACGTACCACAAGAAGAAGTCATAGACGGAGCAATCCTTACAGAAGCAAGTGAACCATTGACAACTGAACTCAAAGAAATATTATTATTTGAACCCGCTTAATACTCATGGCTAATAAAAAAATAAGTGACCTAGGAGTTTTATCAACAGTAGCTGGAGCTGATTTCCTAGCTGTCGTTGATGATACCGATAGTACAACAAAACAATTAACTGTTACCAATTTAATGGCGGCGGCTCCGCAGGGAGACCTAGAAGCAGTAAACAACTTGAGTGATCTCAACGACGCTGCTACTGCTCGCACTAACTTAGGTCTAGGCACAGCAGCAACATCAGCAAGTACAGACTTCGCTTCGACTGCAAAAGCAATAACCACTCCCACATTCACAGGCACGCCTCTAGGATATACTTTGACAGCTAGTGATAACGGTAAGGTTGTAATCGTAGATGAATCTAACAATGCTTACATCACAGTACCTCAAAGTTTGGGTAGTGGTTTTAATTGCACCATCGTACAAAAAGGAGCGGGCAGAGTTGTACTGCAAGCTGGAACGGGGGCGACTGTAGCTGGCTACAACTTAGGAGTGGCTACTATCGGACAGTATGGAGTTATTGATTTAGTACCTATCTCTACTGACAATTATTATGTAACAGGGGACACATCTACTGCTCCGTTCGTTAACACATATAGTGCAGACTTTGATAGTATAGATGACCACTTATATTTTGGTACTTCCGCAACTAATAGATATATAACTTTAGGTACGAATGACTTAGCTGTATCAATGTGGTTCTATCCAGAGAGTACTTCACAAGATTTCTTATTCAAAGGGGCATCTGGGAGAGCATACATCAGTAATGGTACTCTTACTCTAAAAAGTTGGGGTACTCAAGTTGATATAACATCAGCCTACTCAATAAATAATTGGTATCACCTCGTTGTAGAAAGGACAAGTGGCACACAAAAAGTCTATATTAATGGTATTGAAAAAAGTAGCATTAGTAACTCAACTGCACTTGATATTGGAAACTTCGGTTATCATGCTACAGGTTATTTCTTTGACGGTCAAATGGATGAGATAAGTTTCCACTCACAAGGGCTTTCTGCAAGCGATGTGTCAGCTATATATAACAGCGGAGTGCCTGATGATTTATCTGGTAGCTACAATACTACTCATTGGTGGAGGATGGGCGACAGTGCTTCAGGTTCTACCATCACGGACCAAGTAGGAAGCGAAAATTTAACAGCATCAGGTGCTTCAATCACAGATACTAATGTCCCTAGCTAATTAAAGATATGAGAAATTATGTAATTATAGAAGCATCGGAAGTTCCAAGCGTAGATTTCAATCAAGTGTTAGAGGCATCTGCTGATGCGTTGATTTATAGTTTAGACGGCACTAAGACGATTGTTAAGTACGAAGGTACACAACCATTCTTTCTACTCGGTAAGACGGAGTATAACCACGCTGAGATACTTGATGTAATAAGTGGTCCTGAGTGGGCTAGCGATCCCGAAGCATAAGTATGCACGAAACAGCCCAAGGGTTATACCATTCGTTAGAGAACCAGCGGTGGTCGTTTTTAGACAGAGGACGTCAATCGTCAGAGTTAACCCTACCCTATGTACTGCCTCCTGACGGGCACAACTACGCCACTAAATACTACACACCGTACCAAGGCATAGGAGCACGTGGTGTTCTGAATCTATCGTCTAAGTTATTGTTAGCTTTACTACCACCGAACGCTCCGTTCTTTCGTCTTGTTATAGATAGATACGAGTTAGACAAAGCGAAAGCTGAACTGGGGCAAGAGGGTGCAGAGCAGCTACGTACAGACTTAGAGAAAGCTTTAGCTGATGTGGAACGTAGTGTATCACAGGAAGTAGAAGTACAGAACTTTAGGAACGGTATATTTCAAGCACTCAAGAATCTTTTGATCACGGGTAACGCTTTGTTATACTTGCCGGACGAAGGAGGTATGAGAACATTTAAGTTGGATCGTTACGTTGTTAAGCGTGATCCAATGGGTAACGTTACACACATAGCTGTGAAAGAAACAGTAGCACCTATGATGTTACCTGAGTCGGTACGGGAAGAAGTGTACAGACAAGAGAAAGAAAACACGTGTGATTTGTACACTGCTATCGTGCGTGAAGATGATGAATTTAAAGTGTATCAAGACGTAAAGGGTATGCTGATCGAGGAAAGCGTAGGACGTTATCCGTTAGAAAAGTCCCCGTGGCTACCCTTGCGTTACACTCAAATAGATGGAGAAGACTACGGACGTGGATTTGTTGAAGAGTATATCGGAGACATTCGCTCGTTGGAGTCGTTAACTAAATCAATCGTAGAAGCCAGTGCAGCAGCAGCTAAGGTATTGTTCATGGTCAATCCTAACGGAACGACACGGGCAAGGACACTGGCTGAAGCTCCTAACGGTGCGATTGTACAAGGCAGCGAAGGAGACGTCTCCGTCTTACAACTTAATAAGTTCAACGATCTACGGACAGCACAGACTACAATGGCTGGTATAACAGATCGATTGAGCCAAGCCTTTCTACTGACATCGGGGGTTGTTAGAGATGCCGAGAGAGTGACTGCCGAGGAGATACGGATGTTAAGCCAAGAGCTTGAAGCTGCCCTCGGTGGTCTCTACTCTCTCTTAGCTCAGGAGATGCAACTGCCTATCGTCACTCGTTTGATGGATCGTATGTCCAAAGAGAAACGACTACCTAAGCTACCCAAGGATATTGTTAAACCTACCATCGTTACTGGTGTGGAAGCATTGGGTCGTGGTAATGATCTTAATCGTCTTGATATGTTTCTTGCTGGTGCTAATCAGGTAGTAGGACCACAAGCAGTCAATCAATATCTTAACGTATCTGATTACTTCAAGCGTCGTGCTACTGCTCTTGGTATAGAAACTGAGGGACTAATCAAGACGGAAGAAGAGATTCAACAAGCTATGCAGATGCAACAACAACAAGAGATGATGATGAAGTTGGGAAGCCCTGCCGTAGCACCCGCTATCAATGCTGCACAGGAGCAGTACATGGCAACACAACAAGAACAACCTACCGAGGAATAATAAATTATGGCAGAACTACACCGAGTAGAGATTAACGAGAAAGCACCGAATGAGATCGAACCCGAAGCAGCTCAGACTGACGAAGTTGCTGAGACTACGGAAGAACAACAAGCATCGACGGAAGAACGTCCTGAATGGTTACCTGAAAAGTTCAAGTCAGCGGAAGACATGGCGAACGCTTATAGTGAGCTTGAGAAGAAACTTGGACAACCAACCGCCGAAGAGCAACAAGCCGAAGAAGAACCACAACAAACCGAAGAGACCGAGAATGAAAACGACAAGCCAGAAGCTGGTAATTATAACGAAGCTGTTGTGGAAGCTAGTCAGGAGTTCTTTCAAAATGACGGTCAGCTGTCTGATGAAACTTATCAAAAGCTTGAAAAAGTAGGACTACCACGTGATCTCGTCGATAGTTACGCAGCTGGTCAACAAGCTTTATTACAATCAGAAGAAGCCCAGATCAAAGGAGTGGCAGGTGGTGACTACGATCAGATGGCTGAATGGGCAAACGAACACTTACCATCCGAAGAGGTCGATGCGTTTGACGAAGCCGTCACGTCTGGGTCAGTACAACAAGCGAAGTTAGCAGTACAAGGACTATACGCTCGTTATCAGAATGCTACAGGCAGTCGTCCAAAAACTTTAGTGCAAGGTGCGGTTAGTGGTTCATCAACCATGCCGTTTAAGAGTATGCAAGAATTAGCACGTGCACAGTCAGACCCACGTTATCGTAGTGGTGACAAAGCTTATCATCAAGAGATTGACAGACGACTGGCTGTGAGTAATATATGATTTCTTTCATTCATAATTAGTAAGGTGAACAGATGCCTTGGACGACTCGCTTTAGTTTTCTCCCTTTTATCGGTTATGGGGAGTTTTGCGGGTTGTTCCAAGGCATCATTTTATCCGGCTCTCGGAGCTACGGGTGGAGCAGCAGTAGGTAGTTTAGGAGGTCCGGGAACCGCTGCTGGTGGTGCTGCACTTGGTTGGGGTGTGGGAGAAACAGCCAAATACATGGAAGAAAACAAACATTTAACGGAACAAGTCAAGGCGTTAAGTGAAGGAGATATAAAGCAACTCGTTAATAATCAACTAGATGCGTCAATGGATAACGGGTTTTTTGACGGTATGTTAAACGAAATTTATGGCTTGCTAAAGCTGTGCCTCATCGGTGTAGTCTTGTGGAATGTCATACCAATCATATATACGAGATACGTACACAAGAAAGCAAAAGATGAAATATCAAATAGAAAGATTACTTAGAATCTACAACGATCTACCACCACGTCAGAAAGTCCTAGTGTTGACAATTGGTGCATTTATTGGTCTTATAGTAATCGGTAACATATTTAATTAGACAACTAGCGACTACTAGTCCCTCGACCCTCTGCGGAGGACAATCCTGTGTGAACGAACGAAGTGAAAGTCAACCAAACAAACACAATCAATTAATAACTTAACATAGGAGATTATATATTATGGCAGGAGAAGGTATAACAGATCCCAGTCGTGTAGGTCTTAGAGGTGCTGGAGCAGGATTAGTTGCAGGTACTGATAACAACGAGTTGTTCCTCAAAAAGTTCAGCGGAGAAATTCTGCAAAGCTTTGAAGAGTCTAACATCTTTAAACCACTACACACTATTCGTACAATTGAGAACGGTAAATCCGCTCAGTTCCCAGTAACAGGTATTGCTTCGGCTAACTACCACACACCCGGTGAGAACATCGCTGAGGAAGGTGGAGCAACAAGCAAATACCTTAGTGACATCAAGAAAACAGAACGTGTTATCACTATTGATGATATGTTAGTAGCTTCTACTTTCTTGGCTAACATCGATGACATGAAGAACCACTACGACATCCGCAGCGTTTACGCTAACGAGTTGGGTAAGGCTCTTGCAAAACGTTTCGATGAAGCTCTTGCTAAAGTATTCATTGCTGCTGCTCGTTCTGACGCTAACTTGTCTGGTCGCCCAGCTGGTGGTATTCTTGACGTTTCTGCTAACGCAATGGGTACAGGTGCTGACTCACTTGATGATGCAGACAACACTGATCCTACAGGTGCTGAATTAACAGCTGCTCTCTTTACTGCAGCTCAGAAGCTCGACGAAAACGATGTTCCTAGTGACGGTCGTTTCTGCGTTCTTCGTCCTCAAGAGTACTACAAGTTAATCACTGGTGGTGCAGGAACGCTCGCTATCTCTACTTCTGCTGTCAATAAAGACGTCGGAGGTTTAGGAAGCATTGCTTCTGGATCAATCCCACAGATTGCAGGTATCACTATCTACAAATCCAACCACATCCCATCAACTGATTTGTCTGCTGTTTCTACAGGTGACGGATTGGCTTCTAATGATGTGTTCGGTACTGGAGGCGTAGGATACAACGGAAACTTCCTTAACACACTTGGTATTGTTTCTCATTCCGCTGCTGTTGGAACAGTTAAACTGCTCGACTTGGCTACTGAATCTGAGTACCAAATTGAGCGTCAAGGTACGCTTTTCGTTGCGAAGTATGCTATGGGTCACGGAATCCTCCGTCCTGAGTGTGCTATCGAACTTCAGAAGTAACCACTCTCTCGGTGTTGGGAGGTCTGTGATTCGTTCCGCTCCCTTCTACCGAAACCTTTATTACAATGGCTCTTACAACTAAACTCGAAGCGGTAAACACAATGATTGCCGTTATAGGCGAAGCACCCGTTAACACGTTAGGAGGCACTGCTGTTCCGATTACCGTGGTTCAAGCAGAGAATGTGTTAGACGAAACGAGTAGAGCCGTACAGTCAGAAGGTTGGCACTTTAACACGGAGCACGAATATCCATTCACTCCTGATGCGACTAACAGTAAGATTACTTTACCCCGCAATGTGTTAACCATAGACTTAGACCCACAGATATATACAGACGTCGATCCTGTACAACGTGGTAATACTTTATACGACAGGAAGAATCACACAGACGTCTGGACAAAAGAGGTAAAAGCCTCTGTTACTTTTCAGTTAGACTTTACAGAGATACCTGAACAATTTAGAAACTACATCACTATTAAAGCTGCCCGTATATTCAGTAATCGTTTTCTTGGTAGTCGTGAGATCGAAGGATTTGCACTACGAGACGAAGTCGAAGCGAAAGCACGGGCTATTGATAGTGACTCCGAGAATGCAGACCGTACTATCTTTGATAACTACAGCGTAATGCGTGTGCTTGACAGGTAATGCCTCTGTTAGTAAATAGCGTACCTAACTTAGCCCAAGGTGTATCGCAGCAGCCTGACAATCTGCGTTATCCCGGTCAGTGCGACGAACAGATCAATGCTTGGGCTACTGTTGTTGAGGGACTAAAGAAACGTCCTAATACCAACTACGTAAAGAATTTAGACACAGACGGTACGGCTAATATATTCACACACTTTGTTAAACGGGACGAAACCAACCAGTACGCTATAGTCGTATCGTTAGGTAATGTATCGTTAGGTATTCCTGCTGGTGTTAGTGCTTACGACGTATCGTTAGGTACATCTATACCTGTTACCGTTACATCTATTGCTAACAGCTATCTTAGTCTTGGTACTTCTGTTACTGATCCCTTGAATGATCTGAGAGCGTTGACGGTAGCTGACTATACGTTTCTTGTTAATAAGAAGAGAGAAGTAAAAGTAGATACAAATACTGTTCTGTTATCAAAACACGTACAAGACGACGAAGGTAAATATAACGCTTTGGTGTTTGTTAAGCTGGGAGATTACGAGAAGACTTACGACATTTACATAGACGGAGATGTCATACCGCACGGTGGTACGTCTACACAAAGTAATAAAACACCGCCTTCGGGGCATACTTATGAGAGTGGTAGTTCTAATTCTTCAGGGACACACGCAGATACTGAAGTCATAGCACAGGATTTAGAGACAATACTGAACGCTTACTTCGGTTCAGAAGGCATAGTTGGAGGAGTGTCGCTTACGGGAGGAAGTGGTTTTGAACCGAGTGGTAAGACAACCGTAAGAACGGGTTTAGGTCAAGGATCAAAGACTTACACAAAAGCTACATCCTATGAATATTTTATTGAACAGTTTGAAGACGATGCTACGGTACCGGGAATACAACCCGACTTAGCTCAAAAAATAGGTATAGGTGCTAAAGGTACTCTTATTATAGGGGCGAACGGTGCTGTTCAATCGTCGGTACTCACGCATAAAGGAAGAGGGTACGACAATACGCAAACAGTACCGGGTACTTTTGATAAACCTTTTGTGCTTACGATTAAGAAAATAGAGGCTGATGCTACCGTTTTAGGTGCAAAAACAAATCCAAACCGTAACTACCGCGTAGAAACTCAAGAAACTTTTTACACATCTTTTCCTTCTACTCCGGGTGTTACTATGCCCGATTTCTTGACTGGTCTTTCTATCCCCGGTGGTAGTAATTTTGAAGTAGAACGAGACGGTGCTGTTATTAAGATAACTGGAGATACAGATTTTAGTATAAGAACAGAAGACGGATTAGGTAACCAAGGTTTAGGATTAGCTTATAAAGAAGTTGGTAGCATTACTGACCTACCTGCGAAATGTTACAATAACTTTAGGGTGCGAGTAAGAGGAGATGCTGATATAGCACAGGATGATTACTACGTTCGTTTTCAAACAAAAGACAGGGAAGAGTTTGGTGAGGGTAGTTGGGTTGAAACAGTAGGATGGGACGATGGGTCTGAATCCGCTAAAGGAGCACGAGGTATTGATACAACTATCGACTTCACAACTATGCCGATTGTCCTTGTTGTTGATTCCTACGACGCGACTACAGGTAAGATAAATAGTTTTACACTACAAACACCAAACGAATACTCTAACATAGTAGTAAACAACGGAACGTATTATAACCTAGTAGAAGACCATATATCGAATGCTGATACTGAACCGGGTACAGGTGATGCTGTAGAATCGAGCGGAGTTTTTTATAGGTGTATTCAGGATCACACTTCAGCAGCTGCAAACGAACCGGGAACGGGTGTTGATTGGGTAGAGTATTGGACTGCTGATCCTAGTATAAGTTCTGCGTCCGCATGGTCTTCTGGTGTTTCGTATGACGGTACATCGTGGCTTGACTATTGGGTAACTACAACTGCTGTTAACTCCGCACAACCTTGGAAGACAAACGCTCAATACTTTGAGAGACCACCGGGATATGGGAGACGTAGAGCGGGTGACGGTTACACCAATCCATTCCCATCTTTTGTAGACCAAACTATCAACGACGTCTTCTTCTTCAAGAACCGTTTAGGGTTTGTTACTGATACATCTGTTATCTTTAGCGAAGCAGACAACTATTTTAACTTCTTTAGGACTACCACACAGCAGCTGTTAGACAGTGCACCGATAGACGTCGGACTCAGTCACACAAAGGTAGCTATCTTACAACACGCTATACCGTTCCAAGAGAAGCTGATGCTGTTCAGTAAGCAGTCCCAGTTCGTATTGCGTGGTGCTGATGTACTAAGTCCTAGGACGGTGGCTATCTCTCCTGTTACTGAGTACGACATATCAGACAGTGTAGAACCCGTAGCTCTCGGTAACTATATATACTTTACATTTAAACGTAACGACTTCGAAGGAATGTATGAATACTTTGTTGATAACAATACAGAACTGTTTGATGCAGAGGAAGTTACACAACAAGTACCCAAGTACATACCAAACAATGTACGTAAGATAGCAGGTAGCCAGCAAGAGAATACTATATGTATCGGTGTAGACAGCGATCTGAAGACGTTGTTCGTTTATAAATACTTCTGGAGCAACAAGGAGAAGGTACAGAGTGCTTGGATGAAGTTTACTTTTGATCGTGACGTTGTTGGTTTTGATTTCATAGACAGTAAGTTGTACATGATAACCAAGGATACTGAAGGGTTACACCTAGAGTTCTTGACGTTGGAAGACGGACTGACGGACGAAGGACTAGCGTATCCGTTGTTGTTGGACAGTAGGGTAGACGGAAACGATGTTACTGTAGCTGCTTACGATACGGCTGCTAAAACGACACGTATTAGTAATATACCATACAACGTCAGTCTTGGTACTGATATAGAGATTTATACTAAGATAGGAACACAACGAGCTATTACTATGGTGGACAACACTACGGTGGATGTAACAGGTGCGTTAGCTAGTTATGTGAGTAATGGTGGTACAGTTTATAAGTGCGTACATACTGATCCTGATACTCAAGTACACACTTCTACAGCTGCTACTGAACCGGGTACAGGTGCTGATTGGACAGATTACTGGGTTGTTAGTACAGACTTTAGTTCCGCAACAGCGTGGGCATTAGGTAAGACTTACAACGACGATACGTACTTTGTTATAGGCAAGCCGTACAATATGTTGTACAGGTTCTCTAACCAAGCGATAAAACAACCAACGGAACGAGGAGGACGTAGTGCTTCTGATTATACATTCCAAACGATCCGTAACGGTAGTATCAACTATGCAGACACTGGACACTTTGTTGTTGAAGTAACACCTGAGTACCGTGACACCTATAAGTATGTGTTCAATCCTGACATTACAGGAGCTAATCTTTTATTAAACGAGTTCGTACCACAAGACGGTCACTTCAGATTTGCAGTACAAGGACAACCCGACAAGGTGACTATTGAAGTAAAGAGTGATAGTGCGTTGCCGTGTAAGTTGTTAGCTGCTGAGTTTGAATCAATGGTTGTACCAAGGAGTAAACGATATGGGTCTTAGGGTAGAGGAAGCTATGCCGGACATGGATGCGTTCGAATTGTACGACGATATGAGAGAAGAGGACATGATGGAATGTATCGGTCTAATGCACCACCCAAAGGACGCTGTCAACCTATCGTTTGAAACAAGCAGTAAGTGTTATTCACTACGAGGTAACGACGGATTGTATTGCAGCTTTGGTGTCACTCCACACGAGAACGTTGGTGTTGTGTGGTTGTTAGGAACACGACGATTGGCCACCGCTAAGAAGTACTTTCTTAAACATTCAAAGCAGTGGGTAGATGAGATGATGGTAGGTTTTGACTTTCTGACTAACGTAGTAATGAAGACTAACACGTTGAGTTACAGGTGGTTGCAGTGGTTGGGTGCTGAGTTTAGCGATTGCCAGTACGATGGGTATATGTCATTTATATTAGAGAGGAAGTAATTATATGTGTTTTCCAGCAATAGGAGCAGCAATAGCAGGTTACGGTTCAGCGGCAGCAGCAGTACAGGCAGGTGCGTCTACATTGGGTTTAGGTTTATTGGGGGCAGGTACTGTTGCTAGTGTGGCATCTCCTCTTGTTTCTTACGCAGGACAACGTCAACAAGCGAAAGCACAAGCTAAACACCAAGCACAAGCAGCAGCAGCTGAACGTCAACGTTTTGCACAGGAACAAACAGCAATACGTATACAGGAGGCTCAGAAACAAAAAGCAGCTGGGGAAGAATTAGCTGATATAGCTAGAAGAACTGAAGGAGCTTTAGGAACAGCAACAGCTATTGCAGCTAATCGTGGTATAACAGGATTATCACTTGAAGCTTTACGTGATGATATAACAAGACAAGCTGGCGGTGTTCAATTTAGAATAGCACAACAACAAGGTATGGGAGAAGTGGCTACTGCTATGGGTCTTGAACAAGCAGGGTTTGCTACTACTCAACGTCAGATCGGAATAGCTAAACCTATATCACGTCCTAGTTTAACGTTAGCTGGACTACAATCTTTGAGTGGTGGTATACAATCGTACACCGCAGGTCGTTCATACCGAGCTAGTTTAGAGGCATAATATGGCAGAACTATTTAAAAAACCTTCTCTTCAGGCTACTGTTAGTCCAGCAGGTTGGCGTAGTATTAGAGTAGCTACACAACAAGCACCTGAATCTCCTTTAATTAATCTAGCTAAGTCGCTAAACGTTGCGGGTAAAATAGGACAGCAGTACGCAGGGCTAGAGGCCTTTGAATATAAACAAGGAGTTAAGGAAGGACAGATAGCAGCAGCTTCAGCAGATTTAGACGACGCTATTGAAGGATTAGACGCAGCAGGTGAGAAGTTAGTCGATCAAGGTTTGATGCCACGTTCTCAGTTGTTTGGTTATCAGAAAGGATTTAGGAAACATATAGGACAACGGGAGGCAAAAGCTAACTTCTTTGGGGGATTACAAGGACGATTAAAAGAAGTCGAAATGAATCCTGAGAACGGTAACTATGATATAATAGACCAAATAATGCAGGAAGAAGAGACGGCTTCTATTGAAAGACTACGTCAAGCTGGTGGTTCTGAATTAGCATTACAAGGTTTTGCGGAGTTCTCTTCTGAAATAAAAGACAGATTTAAGATAGAAGCCACAGAAAAAAGAGACAAAGTCATACAGCGTTTCAATGAAGATATGTACATTCAAGGTTTAAATCAAGACTTTGGTGATCGTGTCTTAGGTACAGAAACAAAAGAGCAAGCCGAGGCATTACAAGCGGATCTTAAAGAACGTTTGGACTTAATGGTAGAAAATAAAATACCGAGGTCTCGTGCTGTTGAACTACTTTGGAACGGATTTGCTGTGCCTAATATTAGAGGGCTATTAGCTGGAGACGACCCGCAACCCGAAAAAGCTGAGAGAATACTAGACCACTTAACGAAGATTGATTTAACAGGTGATAAAGGTTTTCTAGGAAACATCAACAGAGAAGGAGCTGCAATACGTTCCGGGACTGCAACATTCAGAGATCAGATAGCACAAGCTAGAGAAAAGATTGAATCTGATGTAGACGATGTAGCTAAAAGGATTGTAAACGAATATACCATTGCAAGTAACGCTATACAAGCTGGAGCTACAGGTAACGAAGAAATAGATAACAGAGCGAAAAGAGAGATAGCAAGACAGTTACAACACGCTGGATATTCCAGTGAGGAAGCGTTAGAGATAGCCAATGATGTTTACTCTAATAGTGACGTAGCTGGATATACTCGTTATTTAAGTAGATTTTTAGATAGCGATGTAACAAGAGAAGCTTTCGGTAAGGCAGCACGTTCTTTTGGTAGTACTAGACTCCAACAGCTACAGCTTAGCAGTATGTATCTAACAAACGAGGAACTCCCTCAACTGATAGATAGATTTGAAGAGATGGCTAAAACGAACCCTACTCTCACATCGTCTGATTTTTTAAGCTCAGGTGGTGCAGGGTTTAAGGGTGGTCCTATAATGGACAAAAAGGCTAGGGCTGCTGTCGTTGCTAAAGAATTAGAGTTAGATAAAAAGAAATGGTGGGAAAACTCAAAAGCTAAACAAACAACTACCTCGTCTTTTAATAATAGTTTAAAAACAAACACTGAAGCTTTGTATATGCAAGCGGGTAAACTAACAGCAAGCCGAGCACAAATAGATCAGTTGGTTGAGCCTTATGAATCTGGTTTTAAAACAAGGTACGAAACTTTAATACGAGAAGCATCAGATAAAATTGACCCGGATGATCCTAATCGTGAAGAGTTGATGTTGGAGGAAGAAAAGAAAATATCCGAACAATTACAAGGACGTTGGAAGAGATTGCAGGAAACTATAAAGACTGTAAGCGATCAGGAGCGTAAGAGACAAGCATTTAAAGGTTTTGATCCTACTGAATTTAACAACAAACTAGAACAAGCCGAAAGAGATTTAAGAGATTTAGAACCACTTTGGTTAGGATTTATTCGAGGTCTACGTAGTCCAACACAGATGCAATTATCCCCTTTTTCTGAGGAAACTATAGGGGAAAAAGACTATGCTTTTAGGGAAATGACAGGGGCAGGGTCTCCTATGAGAGCTAAAGCTTTAGAGGCTGCTGATAGATTTGATAAAGCTTTATTAAAAGAACAGAACGTAGCTGCCCTTAGCTCTTCAGTTAAAGTTAGTAACTTGGGTCTCCCTGAGTTTTTCGACGACAAAGATGCACCTGCACGGATGAAAGAAACATCTAGACTTCTTAGGCAACGCTTTGGTTACAGCAGTATCGACCAAGTCCCTAACTTTGATATTAAAAAAGATTTAGTTGATTGGCGTATGACACCTGTTGTTGGTAAAGTAGACGATTTAAGAGCACTAGGAGACGCTTACATAAATGAACTTACTGAATATCATAAATTGCCCTTGCAAGAGCAGAATATAGAAGATACTAAATTTTCTACTTTACGTAAGATGAGAGATAAGTTTGGCATATTCGACGGTCCTACAGAACCAAATACAGATGGCGTTATCCTTCCTCCTAATTTAATGATTTTTATAGGTTCTCAAAGAGAATTGTTTAATAAGTAATAATGGCTGATCCACAAAATGATTGGTGGGATACCACGGCTCCTACAGTCGAGGCGACATCGCTTCCTAGTTTAAGTACTCAGCAAGACTGGTGGGAAACAACAAAGCCCCTACGTGACTATACCACTTTAGACCCTGAACCTGCTGACTTAGGTGAGGATGACGATTACTGGGACAGTTTTACATCGTGGACTAAGAGAAGGGGAGATGTTACAAGGACGCTAAGTAGAATACCAGTACGGGCGACCGAGGACATATATAATGTTTTAAATGAGTGGTTTGAGTTTTCTACAAGAGCTAGATGGGAAGATGAATTATTCGAAGAACCACAAAGTGCTGCTGAAGACATAACTGCTGAGATAGGATCGTGGTTAGGATCGTTTTGGGTTCCCGGCGGTGCTATATCTACAACAATAAAAGGTGTAAGCAAAGCTACAGGACTGTCGGCTAAAACAACAAAACTGACAGGTCTAATAACAAAGACACCCAAGGGTAAAAAGGCAGCAAGACTAGCTGGTATAGCATCGGAGGGGGCATTAAGAGGTGCTGTTGCTGATTATATAACAACAGACATAGAAGACCACGAAGCAGATCAAGCTTTTCAGAAAAGATTACAGGCAACGATTGAAGGTGGACTTTTAGGAGCTGGCGTTAACTTAACCACATTTGGTGTAGGTCGATATACAGGCATGGTGTGGCGTAAGTTTAAAGCGTTAAAGAAAGTACGCCAAGCTGCCGAGGGTAAAGGCGACGCTCGTATTGCACTGAAAGAATTAAAGAAAGTAATCGAGGATGAGAACAAAATCAAAGACGACGTTCTTACTGAGTTAAATCCAAAGGATGATATAGTAGACGAGGTAGACCCAGAGTTAGATGAACTGTTCGGTGATGTTAAACCCAAAGAAGATATTGCACCTGAGAAAAAAGAAGAAGCTTTCAAAAAGGCTGATGCAGAAGCACCTAAACTAAAAAAAGAAGAGCCTAAGAGTCCTGAGTTAGACATTGAGGAATATATAAACAGAGCGTCTAGTTTACCGGATCAGATACGAAGGATGGTGAACTTAGAGAAAGGTGTAGCTGAACGTATGAATCCTAAGATCATAGAGATGATGGATTTGTTGAAGCAGAAAGATATTGAATCTGTTAGAGCTATTTTAAGTACTTTTGAAACTGATGTAAGAAGATACAGAAAGTTGATGGAGATACGAGCTAGGGCTGGTAGAATAACTGGACAATCTCTTAGAGCCTTTGCTGCTGATCCTTTGGATTTCTTTAGTAAGTCTATGGTGTATAAACCCGAAGTCTTAAAACGGATGAATCAGATAGACGACTTACTTAAATTAGTAGGCGACGTTAAGGATGGAAAAATAAAAGACGAATTTATAATAGACAGTTTAAAGAAAGAGATAGCAGATGTAGATGGTGTTATCAAAGGAGGCACACTGTCTGATGCTTTAGATGCCACGTTTGGACGTTCTTTAAATAACGCTGTTGAAAACATTTGGTCTAAGTACCAGCGGAGTATTGCTGAGAATGTATCTAAGACTCTACAGAAAAAAGTACCACAACAAAAAGCATCCCTAGATATATTCTCCAAGCGGATTACAACTACATTAACAGACGCAGTTAAGAGTAATAAAAAGGCTGCTAAGCGAGTATCGTCTGTTTTAGATAATGTACAAGATATACTAGCCAATCCTGAGAAGTATCGTGAGTCTATAACTAAAACGATTAAGGAAATATCTGATGCTAAAAATATAAAAGCAGAAGATAAAAGCAGAGCATTAAAAGTTTTAAACGATTTATTAACAGGCAAGGAAGGTAAACGTTTATTCGATGTACTACCTAACAGAGCAAAACTTGTTAATAAAATAATAAACGACGAATTAAAAAGCATTGGCACGAGTTTAAATAAAGCTATTAAAGAAGGTAACGAACGTGTGCTTGTTGATGAAGTAGCTGACCGTATAGCTAAAAAGACTGATTTAGGTCCGATAGAAAAAGAAGTATTATTAGATCACGTAAGAGCTGACTTGAGTAATGCGTTGGCTGAAATGCGTGATGATGTTATACGAAAACTTAGGTCGAAGGAGTTATTTCAAAAGTTTAATTTAAGAGCGAACATAAAAGAATTAGACGAAATGTCTGATAAAAGTATTAAAGAAATACGGGAGTACTTAGCTAAAAAAGCTAACGAAAACAATACACCGCAAGACATAGCTTTACTACAACAAGAAGCACGGAAAGCTAAACAAGTTCTCAAACAAAAAGTAAAGAACGCTGATATAGAAGCTGAGAATGAATTAGCTGAGAAATTAATTAGAGAGTTGTCAGGTTTTAGAGAATTTGACCAAGCAGCTTCAGGTACATTTGAGTTAATGTTAAGAGCTTTTGAAACAGTGCGAATGAATATGATGTTATTCAGTCCTCGTACTTGGTTAGTTGGTGTGCCTACTGCTGCTTTTAATGTTGTATACCAGCCCATACAGCAAGCTGTTAAAGCTTTCATAAAAGCCAAAACAAACCCTTTTGAGGATATATCTACAGCTGAGGCTTTTAAGTTAGCGAAAGCAGAGGTACAAGGGATGTCGGAATACTTCTCTAACTTTACTACGTTTTGGGACTTGATGAAGCAGACCTACAAAGACAAAGGACAGTCAGCTATTTTACCTAAATCCTTTAGGAGGCATGAAGAAGATTTAATGGAAGCGGGCGAGGTGGCTGTTAGTGCGACACCTATTAAGGTTGCTTTAAAAGATAAAAAGAAACTAACAGAATTAATCAAACAGTACGGAGTAAAGACTGAACGTAATGAGACTAGGTTAAGAAAGTTTTTGTTAGAAATGTTAGAAGGAGAACCTACTACTCAGATAGGTAAAGCTCTTGATCCGTTGTTTTCTATAAGCTTTAGAGCTATGGGTGTTATGGATGAACCGTTTAAAGCCATGGGACTAATGAGAGCTATGCGTTCTTTGGCGATGAGCGAAGGTATCGGTAAAGGTTTGGACGCTAAAGCTTTGAATGACTATGTAGATAAAAGAATGAAGGAAGCGTTTCGAGAGTCAGAAGGACTTCCGCAATGGGCAGGTAAAGAAGAGTTTAACGAGGTAGAACAATTGGCTTTATCTATAACATACCAAGCTGATTACGCTGATAAATATTTCTCTCAAACTGCAAGGGCTTTTGCTAGATGGACTAGAGGTGGAGAAGATGCACATTACAATCCTCTAAAAATACTTTTAAGACTACAGGTTCCGTTTATAAAAACACCTACATCAATCGCTCAGTTTGGCTTAGATCACTTCCCGCCTACCGCTGCTGGTGGTTTCCTTTATAAGTTTGTAGCGAAACAATCACCGTTACATAAACAACTTAAAGGATTGGCTGATGACATAGAAAAAGGGGAGGCAATGCGAACTGCTAAAGGAGCCTCGGAAGACGTCATAGGAGAAACGGAAAAAACATTAGACGATCTATATAGAGAACAGCAAGATTTAACGCTGAAGTTAAAAGAACAAGAAGCTGAAGCTATGACTAATATGATAATGGGAGTAGCTTTAACTTCATCATTGGCTTACGCTGCTACTACTGGTGCTATATCAGGTACAGGAGCTTACTTAACAACGGAACAAAGAAAGCGTTTAGTTGATGCTGGTTGGAGACCTAATAGTATTACGATAGCAGGGAAACGAATCAGCTATCAACGTTTAGAACCTTGGTCTACTTTCATGTCTTCTATGGCAGATATTGTTCATTACATGGGTATGACTGGTTTAACTTTTGATGAACTTAGTGATACTGACAAAACATTTGTGGACGCACTAAGTGCTTCTATTGTTGAGAATATGACCAATAAGTATTTCATAACAGGGTTGTACGAGGTTTTGGATGTGGCGTTAGACCCTCAAAAGACTGCTATGGATATTCCTAGAGGTTGGGCTATGTCTCTCAGTCCTACGATGACTCGTGATTTAGTAGCGATAAACGAACAATTTCAAAGAGAAGCAGTTGAATGGCAAGCTCGTGCAAAAGAAAGAATGCTAGGAATACACCCCGGTCAATATCGTAGAAATCTATTGGGTGAGAAAGTAGAGAGAGTCTGGAGTATGGACGGTTGGTGGGGGATAATAAGCCCTATAACTTGGTCTGACAAAAAGAATGATCCTATCATGACTGAGATAGCAGGATTAAGAGGCAAGCTAGGACAGACACAGACTTACAGAAAGAGTGGAATGGATACTAGGAAGTTCTATCACAAACGGACAGGTCAGTCTTTATATGACGCATGGATGGATAAAATGTCTAATACTGTTGATTTTGATGGGCTTACGTTAAGACAGAATTTAAATATTTTAATTAATTCACCTGAATACATGAATGCACCACAGGTTAAAGTGAACGCAGACGACGCAACTAAAGCTGATTTAATATCTAATAAAGTTACAAGTTTTAAAAACGACGTGTGGGAACAAATAGAACAGGATGAAGATTTTAGAAACAATTATCTAGATACAGATGGCGACTCGTGGACTAATCAGATAACAAACGAAGGGCTACAAAATAAACAATTAAAGGTTCTAACAGACTTTGTAGGCTTTTAAGTGCTTGAACTCCTCGCTCAATAAGTAATAATATAATATCATGCCAACACCAACCTACAACGATTATACAGGAGACGGTAGTAATACTTTCTTTGCCATCAACTTTGAATACTTAGAAGATGAACACGTAACGGTTGCGGTAGACGGTGTTGATACTTCTGATTTTACCATCAATACAGACCTGCCTACCAAGCGAGTGGAAATGACAACTGCTCCCGGTAACGGTGTTAATGTACGAGTAAGGAGACAGAGTCAACGTGACACAGACCTTGTAGACTTTGAGAACGGATCAGTATTAACAGAGTCAGAGCTAGACAGAGCGTATCGTCACAATCGTTATTTGCACCAAGAGATAGGGGAACTAAACGATGCGTCGTTGCAGAAAGTTCAAGGTAGTACAGCGTGGGACGCAAAGGGTGAACGTATTATAAATGTAGGTATTCCCAGTGGGGCCAGCGACGCTACAACCAAAAGCTATGTTGACAGTGCTATATCTGCAATAAACCAAGATACAGGTAATCCTCCCAGTTTTAGTAAATTTACAGGGGACGGTATTGAAACAGACTTTACACTGACATTTAGTAGTAATGTTACCACGTCTGCTGCTTTTCTAGTTACAATAGACGGAGAGGTAATCGATCCTGACGACTATACAATCGTAGGTTTAAGTAACGAAATACGTTTTGATTCTCCTCCCGCTAATACTAAAGAGATACTTGTTATTGAAAGGGGATATAAAACAGCTATAACGGATGTACCTACTGATTTTGATTACGGTAGTATAGTGGGTGATCCAGTAACCGCATCTTACAGCTACGGAGGAATTGCATAAATGAGTATTGAAGTACAACTACGAAGAGGGACGGCTGCTGATAACGCTACGTTTATAGGGCAAGAGGGAGAGCTAGTATATACAACCGATACCAAGGACTTGTTTGTACACGACGGTTCTACTGCTGGTGGTACTCCTGTTGGATCGTTAGCGTCGATTGCTGATGATTCCGTTACGTTCGCTAAGATAGAAGAGATACCAGCCAATACGATACTTGGTAACAATACAGCTGGTTCTTCTGATATATTAGAGTTAAGCGTGGCACAGACTCAAACATTGTTAAACGTAGCTGACGGTGCTACTGCTAATGATAGTGATGCTAATTTAAAGAATAGAGCTAATCACACGGGTACACAAACTGCCAGTACGATAAGTGACTTTAATACCGCTGCTTCCGCTGCTGCTCCTGTACAGACTTCTGATATAGCTAACTTTGAAACTACTACTGAGTTAAACACAAGAGACACAAACAATAGAAACAGAAGTAATCACACAGGTACACAGACTGCATCTACTATCTCAGACTTTGACACGGAAGTAGCTAACAACACTGCTGTAGCCGCTAACACTGCAAAGATCAGTTATACAGATTCTGCTGCTGTAGCTTTAAATACAGCTAAGGTAGGACTTACAAACGGATCAGTAAACTCAGACAGACTATCAACAACATTAGACTTTGGATCAATCGCATGAGTGTTTATCGAACGATAGTAAGTAAACACGATGAGAGCAAAGCGAACCAATAACCACAACTAACTATGCCAAACATACAAGTAAAATTAAGAAGAGGAACAACTTCACAACACGCTGGCTTTCAGGGAGCGGACGGTGAAGTAACAGTAGACACCGATAAAAAGACTTTAATAGTACACACTGTCCCACCACTGCCCGGTATTCCGGATAGCACTGAGCTAGCGAAGGCAAGCGATGCTTACTCGCACCCTGATCATACTGGTGAAGTTACTTCCACAGGAGATGGAGATACGGTTATCACTACAGGAGCTGTTACACACGATAAGATCAGTACGACTGACGCAGTATTTAAAATAAATACCTCTGACCAAGTACGCATTGGTGGTGATTTAAATGATTCTTCTTTAGAAACTATATCTCAAGTAGGTATTACATCTTCTACAGCGAGTGCTGTAATGACTATTGAAAGCACAGGAGCAAGTAATGACGGTATACTAGTTTGCACTGCACAGCAAGATGCTATTATACAACTAAAAGATGCGAGTCAGTCAGCTACAGATAAAGGTATTTATAATGTTTCTTCAGCAGACGGTAAGTTTTCTGTAGGTTCTGTCGCAGCTGGAGGTGGAGGAAGCGATAAGCAAGCTATTGAGTTTGAAAGAAAAACACTATCTGCCGTTGATTACATTATTCCTCAAATCCCCAATCTTCCAACCTTTGCTGACAACAGTGCAGCTACAAGCGGAGGTTTGGCTACAAACGACGTTTATAAAACTTCCACAGGAGAACTTAGGATAGTAGTGTAATCGGATGACTGAATCCGTCTCACACTTTCTCGACTCTGCCCTTGCCATCGTTCTTGGTGTTATTGGGTGGATGATTAAAAAGCTGACAGATCGGTTGGATAGTGATGAGAGACGTTTAACAAAGATTGAAGTAGAACTGGCTGCACAACGTGAACGAGACACCGCTGTTGAGAACCGTATGACGGGTCTTGAGAGCAGTGTTAAAGAGATCAGCCATAAACTAGACCGCATGATGGAGATGTTAATGAAACGATGAAACAAGGACTATACGCAAACATAAACAGAAGACGTAAACTAGGCATCAGCCGTAGTAAAAAGAAATCAAC